TACTACCAAGACAAATACAACATGAGCGATGTGGAGTACCCAGACATAGTCTCCTCATACAATGACAGCAAAGGCGGTTGGTTTCTCAGAGGCTACAGGCAAACAAAGCTGGCTCATGTTAATAAGGCTGGGTATGTAAAATTAAATTATTAAAAAGGAGATAGAATGATATTTGGAAAAAAAGATGATGTGCTGATTAACACCAGCAAAATGACAGCAGATGAGGTGATAGTAATGTACGCAAGGCTTAACCTGTTTCAGAAGGCTGGCTTGCTTAGGCTTCTGGTCCGGGATGTAATCTTTGAACATGGAGATCAGCATATCAGTGGCTTACAGTTTGATAACATTGAGGTAGACGGAGCTATTATTACTGCAAAATCTGGTGATTAAATAAGTGTTCAAAAGTGTTGCAATTATCTAACCGTTTGTTATTATAGGTATGTAGGAAATGATTCTTACACAAATGGAGAGTTAATATGAGAAAAGGAATACAAATAAACGAATCAGATAGCCTGATTCTTTGGAGAGCTTTAGAGATGTATCGCAACGGAATTATGAGCGGTAACTCCATGGCTCAAGAAAATGACTATGACGAAGCAACCATGCTTCTCGCAAAGGTTGTGCATAAATCATGTGACCTTGGTGGCTCCCTTGAAAAAGGCGAGACCGTAAAAAGCATCTACAAAGGGTTGGTAGACTAATAACAAACCCCAAACATTAAAAGGAGCTTAGGCTCCTTTTTTTGTGCCTACAGTCTGTTGGTTATCCTGCCAACTTTTCGCATGGTCAAGAACTTCCACAACTCTGGTATCGGTCTAAGCTTATTGCTGGATACAGCAGGGCATGAACCACCACCAAAATCAATGTCTTGAGCCTTGTCCATAAATTCTTTTTTACCAATCCAACCAGCAACGAATACTGAGTCTGGAATGTCATGCGGTGTAACCAAGATAGCTACATCGGCTTTAAAGTATTTCTTATGTTTAAATATTAAATGCCCGGCTTGAGTAAAGGTAGCCTTAACATCGAAGCACACATCGTTGTCCCACATATCAATGTTCTGGTCTATGCCGCCTTTGTGTATGTCGTGGTCAAACTGAAATACCTTAGCCACCGCCAGCTCACCTTTGATGCCAAGCAAGTCAATGCTGCGGTCACTTCTGTTTTTATCTTTCTTCTGGTTAGCAACGTCTGATGCTCTAGCCAACTGCCAGCGAAACGAAGCTGCTTGCTCGCAATCAGAAAGCTCCTGCCTTGTGAATCTTACTATCATAATTTTTTCCTCATGTTTTCTATTCCAATTCTAAATGTTGTTCGCGCCGTGTCGTTGGGCAAATCTTTGTAAGCTGCATTGAGCAACCGATTAGGTAAGCCGTGCATTCTCTTGGGCAACCAGAAGACACAAAGATGTGTAATGGCATCTATGTGTCCTTGGCTAAATTCAAACTGCTTTAAATAATCTTGCCGCTCCTTGTGTGTGTTAAAGGCAGATACCTCGTTAGCCCAATACAAATGATCGTGTACAGGTCTGGATGGTTTCTTTGCCAATTACAGATCGGTAAGTTTGATAGGAACAATTTGATTGTGCAAATTGTAGGGAGTGTAAATATCAGTATCCCTGCAATGCAACAACAAGTTTAAAGCCCGTTCGTTTAATGATCTGCCATACTCAATAGCCTCAGCGTCTAACTCATAAACCACATAAGGATATGGATGCGCTTTCTCTATGGCTAGAAATTGAAACCTATCAACCTCAGTCATGCCAGAGTGCTTGGCGGCATCTAAATAGAAAGCTGCCTGTTGGTGATAGCCAAAGCTTCTCACCGCAAACTTAAATCCTCTGGGACTGGCATCGCGACATGTCTTGAGATCAATGATTACATTGTCCTGCAACATATCGAACCGGGCTTTGCATAGGTGACCAAAGTAATCAAAGACCACTGACAGCTCAGTCTGGTCTTCTTTTCTGGGCTTAAATGCATCAAGCACCTCAACCCTAGCCACGCAGGTGTCGTACAGGTCTTGGGTTACTATGCTTCTATCATCAACCGATGATAAGAAATCTGCATACTCTTCTTTGCCTGCCTTGGTTCTTTTGTCTACTGCTGGCGCAACGACAAACTCATCGTCAAAGACATGTGGTTCCAAAAACAAACAATGCTGTAGCCTGCCTTCAACAAAGAAGGATGCCTCGCTGTCTGGCTTCTCTTCGTATTTATATCTGTATGGGTCCTTCATGATGGCTGACAAGTCATGCGATCTGAAGGCTTCTAGTTCGTTGTATTCTGGAAACGGCATGTTTGTATACACGCCTTCCTCATACACTTTTTTGCTTTTGCGGTCCGCTAAATTAATTACGTTACTCATTATATAAAAGAAGGGTTGTTGAATCTTTCGATATGGAGAATCAAATATATAAGATTATATTTCGACCCAACAACCCAAACCGTTAAAACGGGATTTTTTCCTCGATGGATTTATCTGAATCAGCCAAAGTCTCTAATGATTCAAAGCCTGCTTTATCTTCTGGTGCAAACTTCTCTGATTCTTTCTTGCTTGCCGCAACACACTCAAAAGATTCATCAATCTTATTTTGTACCCACTCTGGTAGTTCCACAAAGACATCGCACATTTGTTTGTTGTCTGCAGCATACTCATCGACATCGAAAGCCAACTGACTGTTTACTGTTGCAATCTTTTGCACGCCACCTTCCGGGTGATACACAGCAGTTACCTTTGGGTTACCGCCAGAAGTGTATTCAACTTCAAGCTCACAAGTACAACCAAGGATGTTGGTTAAATCAAAACCTTTAAGTTCATCTTCAGTAAACTTCTTGTTGCGCCATGTGCATAGATGTATGTATAAAGCAGACTTCTCATTAAGAGACAAAGTGTATTGTTTCATAATAGAGAATGGTTTGCCGTCTGACATTTTCTCATCCAGTTCCCAGTATAAAAATACACTGTGACGTTTTTTGGTTTCGCCTTCATAGGTTTCGTTGTGTGTTCCCACGTCTACAATTCTGTAGCAAGCAGCTTTGTATCTGCCTTTGGGAATCGTCTCGAAAGTCCCACCACCCGATTCGCTTATTGTTAAAGCCATATTTTTTCTCCTCAATAAAAATAATTATTGTTTAATGTTTCCTTATAAAGTATATTGTAAGGTATTCAAGATAACATAATATAGAAGAAACAATGAGAGGGCAAGTATGGGCATAAAGAATATTCAATCGTGGGATAAAGAACAAGACAAACCGCTTACTATGGAGTCGATGTCGAAGTTCCAAGATTTTTTAAAACAACATGGATTTGAACCAAAGAATGAAACACTGGAACCTAACCCAGAGAAACCACAAAGAGCATACACCAGCGTCAATGGCAAGAGAGCTATGTCTGGCTACTATGCTTACTACGATAACTTTGGCACACCTATTGGTTTTGCCTCTGACTATCGAACCGGTCAAACACACAACTTCAAGTTATCTGGACGGAAATCTACCGAGGTCAACTATAAGGCACTCGAGCAATTCAGAGAACAAGCAAAGCAGGACCAAGAACAAAAGCATCTAAAGATTTCCAAGAAAGCAAAAATGATATGGGATGCAGCTACACCTTGCGACTCACATCCATACTTAGAAACTAAGGGAGTTAAGTCTTACCATTTAAGGGTACACAAAGAGCGATTGCTCATACCCATTATTGATGAGACTGGCAAGATGTGGTCATTGCAAATGATTATGCCCAACGGTCAAAAGAGATTTTTGTCTGGTGGCAGGACAGGAGGTTGCTTCTATTTAATAGGCACGCACCTTATTAAAGAGTCAAAGAAGATAGGCTTCGGTGAGGGCTACGCTACCTGCGCTACCATCTATGAAGAGACAGGCACCCCGATGGCTGTGTGTTTTAATGCTGGCAACCTGTTATCAATCAACACCAAGTTTACTGAGTCCATGCCAAACAAAGAGTTTATTATTTATGCAGACAACGACTCCAATGGCATAGGTGAGAAGAAGGCAGTCGAAGCTGCCCAGAAGTCTAACGCTGAGGTGGTGATGCCCACCGAAGAAGGCATGGACTTCAATGACCAGAAAACAATCACCGGAGAGATCATTACCAAAAGAGTAGATGTCCCGGAGCTAATTGAATTTGAAAAAACTGAGCGTGGTCGCATCATGGCTACCACTGACAACTATCATGCTTTGATGAAAACATTCGACATTGATTGTTATTACGATGTGATTAAAAAAAGAATAGAGATAGACATACCCAACTTTAATCCAATCGCTGATCTGAAAGATGAAGCGCACTTGGTTGAATTAGAAAACTTATGCATACAAAACTTTGTACCCCATCAAAGAGTCCGTGACGCGATGAAGATTATCGCCCAAGAAGTTAATCCGGTTGCCCGTTGGATTAGCAGTAAGCCTTGGGACGGTAAGAGTCGCGTTGCGGATTTCTGCGATACAGTGTCCAGCGAGGATGTTGTATTAAAGAACATGTTAATGAGAAAGTGGTTGCTGTCATGTGTGGCGGCAGCTT